TTCTCTTTATCATTTTATCGAATATCATTAACCAATCTTCTTCTTTTTCACCTAGACCTTTGTATACTAATGGATCTAGATGAGCATGATGTATTGTAATAAAACATCTTCTTAATTGCATTATATCCAACCATCCACGCAATCAATACAAACATTATCGTTTTTACACTCAAATATATGTTCATTTTCAAATCCGCAGTAGTCGCATTTTTCATTATTATTTTTCATTTTTCATACTCTCCCGGGTATGGTTCCGGTGGGAGATTTCTCACAGTAGTGGAACCACGCTACCGTTGAGTTCAAGTCCGAGAAGTATCAAAAGACACATCTTACACAAGTGATCAGTAGACCATCCTGTTGTCTCGGCTGGAATAGAATCAGGGGTAGAAATCAGTACCAACCCCACATTTATACATTTCAACATAAGAATGTTGATAATAAGATGATTTAGGACCATACGTTCTTTCATGACGTGGCAATCCAACATTAATTTCATCAAAATACTGATAATCAGCAGAAAAGATTAGTCCTTTTCTTACAAGACCGAAAATCATATTATTTCCTCATTTGTTGAAATCCTACACGCTTGCCATTAACATAAACATAACAACCGTATCTACCTTTTTTAGTTCTGAAAGGTTTCCCCATCGTCCTGTTAGTACGACGGTTTGTTGCACGATAATATCTCTTAGCGATAAAATCACGCCCATGAATCGAAAGCTACACCCTTGTAAGTACCGGGAACTAATTCTAATAAAACACCGATTTCATTACCACTAGTTGAACTCTTAGTTTCAATACATAATAAACCAAGAGGTAACGGAAATCCCGGAATCATGGCACCAGGACTCTGTGAGGATTTTATAGCGACCTCACGATATTCCCATGGGTCAGAACAATTGTCACCTGACCCACCTAAAAGAGCATTATATGGAGGAAGATCATTTTCGGTCTCCATATCATTAACTATCTCTTTAACAACTTCTGAACCACCCGGACCACCTGCAAGCAATGTGAATATTGAACCATCAGCAGATGTAGGTACATTAGGTTCAGCATTAGAAGTTGAAATTACTTTACCAAAATTACCAAGCAATGAAATAGAATTTGCATTACCTGTTGCTGGGTCACCATCGTTAGAACCCATCATATGAATAAGCATTTCATCAACGCCATCGCCGTCGTCATCTTGGATATAGTATTTTGAATAATCCCAATCTCCAGTTGCAATGCCATCATTTTCAATATCTTTGAAAGCCAATTGATCTATGTCACTACGCATATCATTATTTAAAAATACTTTAAAATCAGAGTATTTTCCTGAAAATCTTGTACCTGCTGATTGAGCAGTTGACCTTTGAGTCTTCCACGCCTCAAAACCCATTTTCCATGCAGCTTGCGTATACCAGGTATCCGGCAATCCCGCAAACTTTACGTAAGCATCTCCTTGACTATCATGCACTGTTACGTTAGCAATGTGGTAAGTACCACCTTGTCTATACAATCTTCTATTAATCTGACTTAAAACCTTAGACAGATCTAAGTAATGAAAATCCTCATTTGTCCCAGAATGAGTCAATACAAACCTCAAAAATCGGTGTGTATCATTTGCTCTTTTAGTCATCTTTCTTGTGCCGCGTCTCTTAGCCATAGGGGTGGCTAATAATGGTAGATATAAGAACTTATCCACCATAACCGCCGCGACACCCGCCACTACTGTCACACTTGAAAACGCTGCACTACTCTAATAATGTGACAGGTGACGGGGGGGACGAAGTAATATCCATGTTCGTCCCCCTCGCTTCGCTCCATATTTGTGAACCCGCGCTCGTTGAAAAATCAAAGATTTTCCCCGTGCCCGCCTCCCCTCCACTTCGTTCCGGCCGCGTAAACGGGGGGCGGCCGCGCTTGTTATTGCGATAGAGTTGGGGTTATTTTACGTAATCCCAATCTTCTGCGAATTTCTTCAGTCTATCTCTATGAATACAATATGCGTATGGATGTTTCCGCATTATCGTTCTTAAATCTATACCAGAGATATACAAATTTACCAGGTCGCTCAAAACTATCTTTTCAAGACTACCATGTAGTTTTGGCTTGCCAATTTGCCACCGCTTAAAGGCAAACTTACCCTCATGTTTATTTACTCCTGTACAGTAGTCCCATGAGCCTTTGGCATCCTTAACGATATCAAAACACGTTGTCATTACTCCAAGTGCTGACGCTAAAGTTTTGAGTCTCTTAGGTTTATGTTCCATATATCCTTGAATGTGAATCCTTCCTAATTGTTCTCCCATTTCAAGTGCTAATGCTGCTGCTTCTATTCCAGCAGTCTTACCTATTCTCTTTATCATTTTATCGAATATCATTAACCAATCTTCTTCTTTTTCACCTAGACCTTTGTATACTAATGGATCTAGATGAGCATGATGTATTGTAATAAAACATCTTCTTAATTGCAT